TTGGCCACTCCCTCTCTGCGCGCTCGCTCGCTCACTGAGGCCGGGCGACCAAAGGTCGCCCGACGCCCGGGCTTTGCCCGGGCGGCCTCAGTGAGCGAGCGAGCGCGCAGAGAGGGAGTGGCCAACTCCATCACTAGGGGTTCCTGGAGGGGTGGAGTCGTGACGTGAATTACGTCATAGGGTTAGGGAGGTCCTGTATTAGAGGTCACGTGAGTGTTTTGCGACATTTTGCGACACCATGTGGTCACGCTGGGTATTTAAGCCCGAGTGAGCACGCAGGGTCTCCATTTTGAAGCGGGAGGTTTGAACGCGCAGCCGCCATGCCGGGGTTTTACGAGATTGTGATTAAGGTCCCCAGCGACCTTGACGAGCATCTGCCCGGCATTTCTGACAGCTTTGTGAACTGGGTGGCCGAGAAGGAATGGGAGTTGCCGCCAGATTCTGACATGGATCTGAATCTGATTGAGCAGGCACCCCTGACCGTGGCCGAGAAGCTGCAGCGCGACTTTCTGACGGAATGGCGCCGTGTGAGTAAGGCCCCGGAGGCCCTTTTCTTTGTGCAATTTGAGAAGGGAGAGAGCTACTTCCACATGCACGTGCTCGTGGAAACCACCGGGGTGAAATCCATGGTTTTGGGACGTTTCCTGAGTCAGATTCGCGAAAAACTGATTCAGAGAATTTACCGCGGGATCGAGCCGACTTTGCCAAACTGGTTCGCGGTCACAAAGACCAGAAATGGCGCCGGAGGCGGGAACAAGGTGGTGGATGAGTGCTACATCCCCAATTACTTGCTCCCCAAAACCCAGCCTGAGCTCCAGTGGGCGTGGACTAATATGGAACAGTATTTAAGCGCCTGTTTGAATCTCACGGAGCGTAAACGGTTGGTGGCGCAGCATCTGACGCACGTGTCGCAGACGCAGGAGCAGAACAAAGAGAATCAGAATCCCAATTCTGATGCGCCGGTGATCAGATCAAAAACTTCAGCCAGGTACATGGAGCTGGTCGGGTGGCTCGTGGACAAGGGGATTACCTCGGAGAAGCAGTGGATCCAGGAGGACCAGGCCTCATACATCTCCTTCAATGCGGCCTCCAACTCGCGGTCCCAAATCAAGGCTGCCTTGGACAATGCGGGAAAGATTATGAGCCTGACTAAAACCGCCCCCGACTACCTGGTGGGCCAGCAGCCCGTGGAGGACATTTCCAGCAATCGGATTTATAAAATTTTGGAACTAAACGGGTACGATCCCCAATATGCGGCTTCCGTCTTTCTGGGATGGGCCACGAAAAAGTTCGGCAAGAGGAACACCATCTGGCTGTTTGGGCCTGCAACTACCGGGAAGACCAACATCGCGGAGGCCATAGCCCACACTGTGCCCTTCTACGGGTGCGTAAACTGGACCAATGAGAACTTTCCCTTCAACGACTGTGTCGACAAGATGGTGATCTGGTGGGAGGAGGGGAAGATGACCGCCAAGGTCGTGGAGTCGGCCAAAGCCATTCTCGGAGGAAGCAAGGTGCGCGTGGACCAGAAATGCAAGTCCTCGGCCCAGATAGACCCGACTCCCGTGATCGTCACCTCCAACACCAACATGTGCGCCGTGATTGACGGGAACTCAACGACCTTCGAACACCAGCAGCCGTTGCAAGACCGGATGTTCAAATTTGAACTCACCCGCCGTCTGGATCATGACTTTGGGAAGGTCACCAAGCAGGAAGTCAAAGACTTTTTCCGGTGGGCAAAGGATCACGTGGTTGAGGTGGAGCATGAATTCTACGTCAAAAAGGGTGGAGCCAAGAAAAGACCCGCCCCCAGTGACGCAGATATAAGTGAGCCCAAACGGGTGCGCGAGTCAGTTGCGCAGCCATCGACGTCAGACGCGGAAGCTTCGATCAACTACGCAGACAGGTACCAAAACAAATGTTCTCGTCACGTGGGCATGAATCTGATGCTGTTTCCCTGCAGACAATGCGAGAGAATGAATCAGAATTCAAATATCTGCTTCACTCACGGACAGAAAGACTGTTTAGAGTGCTTTCCCGTGTCAGAATCTCAACCCGTTTCTGTCGTCAAAAAGGCGTATCAGAAACTGTGCTACATTCATCATATCATGGGAAAGGTGCCAGACGCTTGCACTGCCTGCGATCTGGTCAATGTGGATTTGGATGACTGCATCTTTGAACAATAAATGATTTAAATCAGGTATGGCTGCCGATGGTTATCTTCCAGATTGGCTCGAGGACACTCTCTCTGAAGGAATAAGACAGTGGTGGAAGCTCAAACCTGGCCCACCACCACCAAAGCCCGCAGAGCGGCATAAGGACGACAGCAGGGGTCTTGTGCTTCCTGGGTACAAGTACCTCGGACCCTTCAACGGACTCGACAAGGGAGAGCCGGTCAACGAGGCAGACGCCGCGGCCCTCGAGCACGACAAAGCCTACGACCGGCAGCTCGACAGCGGAGACAACCCGTACCTCAAGTACAACCACGCCGACGCGGAGTTTCAGGAGCGCCTTAAAGAAGATACGTCTTTTGGGGGCAACCTCGGACGAGCAGTCTTCCAGGCGAAAAAGAGGGTTCTTGAACCTCTGGGCCTGGTTGAGGAACCTGTTAAGACGGCTCCGGGAAAAAAGAGGCCGGTAGAGCACTCTCCTGTGGAGCCAGACTCCTCCTCGGGAACCGGAAAGGCGGGCCAGCAGCCTGCAAGAAAAAGATTGAATTTTGGTCAGACTGGAGACGCAGACTCAGTACCTGACCCCCAGCCTCTCGGACAGCCACCAGCAGCCCCCTCTGGTCTGGGAACTAATACGATGGCTACAGGCAGTGGCGCACCAATGGCAGACAATAACGAGGGCGCCGACGGAGTGGGTAATTCCTCGGGAAATTGGCATTGCGATTCCACATGGATGGGCGACAGAGTCATCACCACCAGCACCCGAACCTGGGCCCTGCCCACCTACAACAACCACCTCTACAAACAAATTTCCAGCCAATCAGGAGCCTCGAACGACAATCACTACTTTGGCTACAGCACCCCTTGGGGGTATTTTGACTTCAACAGATTCCACTGCCACTTTTCACCACGTGACTGGCAAAGACTCATCAACAACAACTGGGGATTCCGACCCAAGAGACTCAACTTCAAGCTCTTTAACATTCAAGTCAAAGAGGTCACGCAGAATGACGGTACGACGACGATTGCCAATAACCTTACCAGCACGGTTCAGGTGTTTACTGACTCGGAGTACCAGCTCCCGTACGTCCTCGGCTCGGCGCATCAAGGATGCCTCCCGCCGTTCCCAGCAGACGTCTTCATGGTGCCACAGTATGGATACCTCACCCTGAACAACGGGAGTCAGGCAGTAGGACGCTCTTCATTTTACTGCCTGGAGTACTTTCCTTCTCAGATGCTGCGTACCGGAAACAACTTTACCTTCAGCTACACTTTTGAGGACGTTCCTTTCCACAGCAGCTACGCTCACAGCCAGAGTCTGGACCGTCTCATGAATCCTCTCATCGACCAGTACCTGTATTACTTGAGCAGAACAAACACTCCAAGTGGAACCACCACGCAGTCAAGGCTTCAGTTTTCTCAGGCCGGAGCGAGTGACATTCGGGACCAGTCTAGGAACTGGCTTCCTGGACCCTGTTACCGCCAGCAGCGAGTATCAAAGACATCTGCGGATAACAACAACAGTGAATACTCGTGGACTGGAGCTACCAAGTACCACCTCAATGGCAGAGACTCTCTGGTGAATCCGGGCCCGGCCATGGCAAGCCACAAGGACGATGAAGAAAAGTTTTTTCCTCAGAGCGGGGTTCTCATCTTTGGGAAGCAAGGCTCAGAGAAAACAAATGTGGACATTGAAAAGGTCATGATTACAGACGAAGAGGAAATCAGGACAACCAATCCCGTGGCTACGGAGCAGTATGGTTCTGTATCTACCAACCTCCAGAGAGGCAACAGACAAGCAGCTACCGCAGATGTCAACACACAAGGCGTTCTTCCAGGCATGGTCTGGCAGGACAGAGATGTGTACCTTCAGGGGCCCATCTGGGCAAAGATTCCACACACGGACGGACATTTTCACCCCTCTCCCCTCATGGGTGGATTCGGACTTAAACACCCTCCTCCACAGATTCTCATCAAGAACACCCCGGTACCTGCGAATCCTTCGACCACCTTCAGTGCGGCAAAGTTTGCTTCCTTCATCACACAGTACTCCACGGGACAGGTCAGCGTGGAGATCGAGTGGGAGCTGCAGAAGGAAAACAGCAAACGCTGGAATCCCGAAATTCAGTACACTTCCAACTACAACAAGTCTGTTAATGTGGACTTTACTGTGGACACTAATGGCGTGTATTCAGAGCCTCGCCCCATTGGCACCAGATACCTGACTCGTAATCTGTAATTGCTTGTTAATCAATAAACCGTTTAATTCGTTTCAGTTGAACTTTGGTCTCTGCGTATTTCTTTCTTATCTAGTTTCCATGGCTACGTAGATAAGTAGCATGGCGGGTTAATCATTAACTACAAGGAACCCCTAGTGATGGAGTTGGCCACTCCCTCTCTGCGCGCTCGCTCGCTCACTGAGGCCGGGCGACCAAAGGTCGCCCGACGCCCGGGCTTTGCCCGGGCGGCCTCAGTGAGCGAGCGAGCGCGCAGAGAGGGAGTGGCCAA